GGGCGCACTTACATGATCCCGCTCTTTAATTATTGTGTAAGAGATCTTTCGGGTTGTAAGACCTAGAATCTTAACGAACTTAGGTAGTTTCAGAATTGATTCTAGGGAGGGGAGCGTTTGATAACGGGGAATAAAAAGGTGTCCACCTATTTCCACCGGATATGCATCATAGCACTTGAGTTGGAAGAGATAGTGACAATAGCGCCGGTAGTTCTCCAGCATTGGCCGCTTAGTATTAGCCATATCATATATTGTGAAGGCTAAACGGTAATTACCCCAGTTATTGTTTCCATTATGGAGGGTCACACGTGCAGACCTCTCATAAAGGAAGAAACTTGGCATTACGATACGATCAAATCTGTCCGCCAAGTCCGCTCTAACATCAATCACTCCCACGTGATTGAGGGCCGAGTAATATTCCTCGGAATGAACAATCGCTGCTCTTAAGGAACGGTCATCCCAACCGTATGCAAATGTAGCGTTGTTAATAGCGTGCTCGATTAGCACGATGTCACAAAAGCTTAAGCCGTAGACTTTCGACAAATGTTGGAAGTAAGCTGTTGAACAGTCTCGGCAATGAGCGCTTTTCCTAAGGTCCATAGAATAGGACCAATCTTTACCTAGAAGTAGGTGGAGATTACTCTCCTGTCCGTACTGGTTTTCTTTAGGTTCTGGACAATACTGGTTGTATTCCAGTTGAATCTTCGGTTTACCGTTACCCATTGTAAAAAGGGGGTCGTAGCCCAAAAGCATACGTCCATAAAGAACACGAAAAATCGGTAAATCCGCTGACCAAGTCTCCCCAACCACGGTTAGAGCCGCGTATTTGGCAGTATCGCTAAGTTTAAGTTGCGATATGTTCAAGCTATAGAGAGCATTATAAACTGCCTTTCGCAAGGGGCGGGCTATCCTATAGCCACAACCAGGGCAAAGGTAAACCTCAGTGGAGCAAGGAGTTGCATCACTAAGTTTGCCAATGCGCATATATTTAAGGACGAGTCCCAAACCGTGAGGTAGGTGTTTTACAGCAGGGCTTGTGAAAACCTCGTAAAACATCTTAGTGAGAGCGGGGGCTGTTAGATCCTTAAAATTGGAAACACTATCGTCGCCTGAAGTAGATGGCATTACCTCAACATTATTGCGATGCGCAATAAACTTGAGTATTGAGTCTATTATTAGGGTGTTCATATCCGTAGTGTAACCTTGTCCACTGACTAGCTTCTCTAAGAGGGTCATGCTAACCAGCCGTGACCCATTGCAGTCTTTGTAAGTTAGACTAGTCTTGTTCTTAAGAAGATAAGAGTAAAGATCTCCTCCTAAGTAATCCAGCTTACCAGCATCTTGAAGATACTGGATGGTCATACGCCAAACAGTTTTAAGAACGGTGTTATGAGATTGGTCTAGTCCTGAAACGTCGGTTGTGACGCTTACGTTATAGCCTAATTCATGCATAACATTCCATTTAACCTGCTTGTCCTCGAAGTTGAGACCGACGCCCCAACCAGGTATATTTTTAAGAGCTTTATCTAGGGGCCTAATAAGAATCCCTACCAATGCTTTTGATATTGCCTGGGGGCCGCCGATCTGGCGTATCTTCTCAAAATCTCCTGTGAGATCCGAGAAGTCCTGCTTCTCAATTTTTGGGAAAGCGGAAACTATTTTTTCCCTGGGGAGTGGCTGTCCTGACATTATTATGTCTATAATTTCCTTTACTTCAACTTGCTGCTTCTGAGTTATTGAATTGAACCAGCAAACTGGGCTCGTCTCGACTTCATCTAGGAAGGGACGAATGCTAGGGAAATAGACATTTTTGATAAAGTCTATGTATTCAGCACTCATGTCAGGGTCTGGAATAGGAGGATTTAGGAGAGGTCTTTTTGATGCGCCTAGGGCTACCAAAATGTCATTATGGTAGTAGAGTTCCCTGGTATCATAAGGAGCAGGGAAGAGCCAACGAGCTTGTTGGTCACTGGGCTTCCCGCAAGGTATATTGACCTCTGCGTATAGCGTCTTGGGCATGAAATTTGAGTTGTGAGTCTCTACACGATCGTAATAATAATCGTAGTCCTCAATAGCAAACTCATTAAAGAATTTCTCATTGACGCATGAGCTCGGAAACTTCTTGAACCCCATAAGTTCCGAGCTGACCTTCCACGACAATGGTGAAAGGTGATCATATGGGGTTAACCGAAAATCCGCATCGAGTGAGCCGCCTAAAGTTTGGTGGCCTCTCATCGTGGTTTCTACCTTGGTCTCTTGGTTTTGTTCCTCAAGAGGAGTCGGTGACTCATTGAGGAGGTCTTGATAACCGGGTGGGTTGGTCTCTGGGGGATCGGTCTGGGAGTCAGGTTCATCAATGCGACCATCCACAGATGGGATTGATTCCGTTGGGGACTTCCTACTCTGCCACCATGTAGCTAGCCATGTGGCGAGTGAAGAGCCAGCATTTATGCAGGGCTCTGAATCTAGAGCAGTTATTGCTACTTCTAGACTGCGGCTTGAGGGGCCGCTACGAACACGTTCACTGGGACTCTCAGTCTTAGTCTGAGAATCCGAAGTTGGTGGTTGTTTAATTGTAGGGCTAAAAAAGAAACAGTTAGTTGATGTGTCTAACATGCCCGTACGAACGTGTTTCTTGGAAGGTTCCAATTCCTTTCCAAGAACTTTACTCAGCAGATTTTTGACTGAAATATCTGAGGGCGAGAACTTCCCACTACGAAGCTTATCAACACACTCAACAAGTGTGCTCTGCGTGAGTTGTGACAAGGGTATCAATATCTGCAGGGCCTCTTCCCAGGCCGCCGTCTGAATTGCGATACACGTCCTTGCCGAGGTGGTTATTCCACCTGATGCGAGGAGGAGTTGGAAGTCTGATGACATATTTGCAGCCGTGGTCTTCTCAGGGCGGGAAATTATTGCCCTGATTACTTTGTTAAATTCACGGATGTCAACAATTGCTTCGAACTCATCATCCTCGCTCAAAAGGCGGTAGTAATCCGCCAGGCCCAAACCAGAAGTTTGATAAAACACCTTAGCATACCACTTGGATTTGCAGCATTTTACTAAGATGGAATAAGGTTTGGAGTCTGAGGTATTGGTTGCCTCGACTATTGCTATTTCACCTTCGGGTAGCTCCGAAGTCATTTTTAGAAGTTGATACCTTCCGTTATGAATGGTATAACGCTTCTTTATCTCATCAACCTTATCTACATGTATTGAGCGACTACCGGTCGCGTAGTAAGATGATGAGGCCGCGTGCTGGCCTGTGTAATAGCATGCCTCCACCAAAATATGACTACTTGTTTGAGATTGAAAACGCCGTCTCACAACATAACTGATGTTGCCTATCACGACGTCAGACTCGGATGCAAGTGTCTGGAGAATCTCGGGATGTCTATATGTTGAATCGCCCGCCACTGAGAATTCTATCATATTAGGTTTGCCAATTTTCCTAACCCAGCTGGCTAAAACTGGGCCACCAGTAGTGATGGTTCCACTGTCGACGCTGCTATCGAAGACGTGGAAAATTAGGAGGGCCCTACGACCTCTGCGAGTTATAAAGCTA